TTATCGTTGCGGAATATTCAAATACCAACGTTTGTCATGGAAATCTTGCGCGCCACCTTTAGTGTTTCCTTCTGGATCATTTGTAGCACGCATCATAACGTATACTTTCTTATTAGGAAAATTACGCATATTGAAAGATACATGATAACCAACGTTTCCATAAGTACTATAAGATTGGTTGACATCTGGACGTGAAACACCATTAGCATTTACTCGTGCTAGTTCTTTTCCAGTATTGTAATCCATAATGAAAATATACTCGTATTGATAGTTAGCAATATGCCATCCAGCAACATGCAAGTTTGCATTTTCTATTTCTCCAAACTGATCAATATGAGAATGATTCGTTCCATCTGTTAAAGTTGGATTTGCTGCACCTGCTCGTGTTGGGTCAATGACAGGCTTGTTCTCAGAGGTTGTTGGATTTTCATCTGTAAATCCATGGGCTAAATCATAGGCTAGTTTTTCTTTACTTACGCCCATTTCAGAAAGATAACCGTAAGGATCTGTATGATCGCCCCAAATATTTTGTGTTACCCATAAATGCGATTTGATTCCTGGTTGGTTATAAGGAGTGTCTAATGTTAATGGAATACCATATTTTATTGCTGAATCTCTTGCCAATTCAACATATGCTTTATAGTTCTTTTCAAAAGTTGTTTTATCATGTGTGTGTTGTAACTCAATCTGCACAGGACTGTTGGCATTAGCATACGAACCAGCACCGTACTGTACATAACCAGGTTGTCCGACTTGATAAACAATTCCACCGTCTCCCACAATATAAGCAGTATAAGCGCTAGTCCATGAACGTTGCATATACTGTGCTTCATTGCGTCCTGTTGCTGTTTCATTAGCCGTTTCATGCAGTAAAATGTACTGATTATTTGCTACTTGAGAGCTACCCTCGTTTGGGCCCAAATTAAATTCATTGTTAATCGTATAGGCAAACCCATTAATTGGCAATAAAAAAAGAGCCGTTAACAGGCTCATCGCAGTAATAGTAATTTTCTTTTTCATTTGTTTCCTCCTTCTTCGCTTTCAGCCGAGAACATTTTGTAGGTTCGATTTGATACACCCAACACACTCCCTAAAAACGTGCCAAAACCAGTAATGATGACAACACAGATATCTGTGTACTGCCAATTGAGCGCTTTACCAACTAACCCCACGAAAGTAGCTAGTGCGGGAATAATTACCAGTGCGAACCATTTTAGTACTTCGAACGTTTTATTATTCATTTTCTTCTCTCCCTAAACAAAGTTTTGATTTGTTGCGTGTGTTCCGCCAATTTTTCTGTATGTGTATCTAATCTTTCATCGTGTTTCTTTAGTTCTTCATGAATCATCAATCGATCTGATTTGCTCGATTCTAAATCTTTAGTCAGCAAATCTAAATTGTGACTTACTTTTGAAAGAGTTTCAGTAATCTTCGAGAAAGATGCAGTGACTGGTCTTATTACTAATAAAATCAAAGAAACAATCGCAGTGATTGATCCTGCGATTGTTCCCCATTCTCCTAAATTAATCATGTGACAACTCCTTTACCTTAAATAAAAACGCATCACTTAAGATGCGCTCTTATCTTTATTAATGATTTTATCTGCTTCTTCGTCTGTAATGCATAGTGGAACGAATAGTCGAACTTGATCGTCAGTAAAACAGCCCCAATCATACATCATTTTCACATCGCTAAAACTAAACATACTACTCACCTCCCTTTGAAGCTGGATTTAGTTGCTCTTTAATTTCTGAAATGTCTTTGCTATTTTGTAACGAAGCAAGCATCATTTTTGAATTGATTTGTTCTAAACTATCCGCTTTTTCTTTCAATGCAGTATTTTCCTGTTTAATTGCTACATCGTTTAGCATGATTTTGGCATTGAGCTGTTTTAGGTTGTCGTTTTCATGTTCCAGAGCCTCATACATCGCTTTGAGATTGTTTAAATTGTTGTGATCTAACGCGTTCGCTAACACAATCCATTGGTTCAATTTAGGATCAAACATCTGATCAGCAATCGTTAGCGGTTCGCCATCAGCACGAATTCCTTCAAGCGGTGGCTGATCCGTGTAAGGAACGGATACAAGCATGTCGTCCAATACTTTTCCTGCATACTCTCCGCCAGTACGTCCATATTTCCAAATATCTTTCATTTATTTCCCTCCTACTTTGTTTTTGGATAACTATCAGCTGTTCGCCATTCTCCTGAAATATAATGATTCCCTACTCGATTAGTTGCAAATTTAACCACTTGTTTACCAGTTGAATCAGTGATTACCAAAGCGCTGATTTCTCCTTGTGGCGTAGTCCACTGTACAACTGACAACGGAATCCCTACAATTGTCCATCCAGTAGGAAACTGAAATCCTAAAGGAATTTCTAATAGATTCACATGTGAAGCTGCGGCTGTTGTCGAGTTTGTTTTTACTCGTGCGTGAAAGAATACCCTGTCACCAATACGTTCGAATTCGTAGGAAAATTCATCAAATGCGCTTTGCTTATCTGATTGAATAGTAGTCAAACCAGATCCATTCTGTAACACACTACCTAAGTTTTTAACTGTTGCCACATCTACTCCGTCGATCTGGACCCCATCTTTGAAATTTTTTAGTCCTAGAGCTGTTTGTGGATCAGTAAGGTTTAAAGTATTAGTTAAAGCTTTTTCAGTATATTCAGGCGTGATGTCCCAGCTGTAGTCGTTCGGATTGTTACTGTCTTTCAAGCCTTCACCAAAGTATTTAAACTGACTAATATTTGGGGTTCGGGTGTCGCCTTTTTCTAATTTTATCCATTCTACTTTACATTGACCTAAACTTGTATTTGGCACTTGATAAACATATAGTCTGCCAGTTATATCAGAAGCGCTTCTAGTTGCTTTAAATGTCAATTGCCACTCATCAACAAGACCTTCAACTGGTTTCATATCAAGAAGATTCACAGTAGAACCATTAGTTTCATATTGTACAAAACAACGGAATGTCTGTGTTGCCGGTTTAGTTCCTTTAAGTGTAATAGTATAGGTCTGGTCTTTAAGTAACTTTTCGCTTGGTGTTTTAGTTAGAAGTAAATATGAGCTACTTGTAATGCCAGTTGGATCAAGTAAATTTTTACCTAGTGTTTTTTTACTCAAATAATATGGCGCATCGAGTAAATTTGGCTGATATGGTGTAGACGTCTCTCCTTCTTCAATTTTGATGTTATAACGCACATTTAACTTACCTTTGAATGAACGATTAGACAAATTAATTTGTAACCAGACTGATTTGTAGTTATTTACAAGGTCAGGAATAGTGTGATTGTTTTCCATTGTGGTTAATTCATACCAAACACCAGCTTGTGGATTAGTCACGTCACCAATTAATGTACCTACAGCACTAGGGGCTGGGCTACCATCTGGCTTGTTAATTCGGTAGCTCATTCTAATACGTCCTTCCCACGATACATCAGTACTAACTTCTGCTGTTAAGGTATATTTTTGATTTGCTTTTAATAATGGAAGTTTATGACTAAAACCAGCATACATGTTCATGTCTGTTACCTCGCCACTAAAATCAAAACTTACATACTCCCCGTTAGCATCTGCTTTAGTGATGCCCTCTCCCATTAGGTCCCAATCTTCAAAAGAAAGTTTTCGTATTAAATTCGGATTCCCACTATAATCATAGTCCCCGAAATCGATGCTGTTACTGTACATCTTTTTCAGCTTGCCGAGATCACCGATTTGCTGATTGGTTTGATCAATACGATCATTTGCCTTATCAATATTAGTATTGAGAGTTGCGACATCTTGATTGGCTTTCGTGATTTTGTCGTTTGTGTCTTTTAATTTCGCATCAATCTGCGTTTCAGATTCCGCAATTTTCTGCTCAATTTCTTGCTTCCCATCAGCTAGAATTTTCTCAATTTTATCAATGGTCTGACTGAAACCATTGAAATAATAATCTTCCAATTCTGGCGTACTATCATCGATTGGACTGCGTTTGATGTCAAAAGTAAAACGACCAGCTGTATCTAACGAGCGGTCGTTTGGAAAATCAATATATATGCTACCTTCTACACTTCCGACATACCCCAGAATATTATCTTCCAGCACAATTGACACAATACCATTCACTCGATCTTCTATTGTAGCGAGATAGTCATGTTTGCCATAACCACCTTCTGCCGTTGCCGATTTAAATATCAACCGGATAGGGACAACCGTTCCTTCTGGTAGGCTTTGAGGGATCTCATTTTTTCGAACGAGTTGCATTCGAAGCTTAGCTGTTCCTCGGTCATGCGACCAAAAAACAACATTCGTCCTGTTTGGACTAGTGGCTTCTGCTTGAATCACAATGATCGATTCATTAATTTTAAACATCTATATCCTCCTTTCTTAAATAATTGGTATTGGGTCATTCGTTACCCATGTACCTGAAATATAAGATGATCCATTTCCTGAGTATGCGACTACGCGACTAGCTTGTGTTAAGCCTGCCCTTGCGCCAGCAGGTTGGGTTTCATTGCGATATAAAGCCAGCGGATGGTAAGCAGGATAACTTTGATCACGTTGAAATCCAGCGGGAACCAAAATAACATTTCTTGTGTTAGAAGCATCAGAAGGATAATTATTGCATTCATACTTGATTGCTATTGTGACTGTGTCTCCTTCACGTTTAATAGTACCGTTAACGTTTGTAATATTGTCACGATCGCTAATATCATCATTAGTGATTTGGCGAATGATTTTACCTGTAACGACATTCCCCTGATTTCTTACTTCAGCAATTCTATTCGCTTTTACCTTAGAACCAACAACTTTGATTCTAGCAGTTCCGTTATCGGCAATTACACCATAGTCATTTCCAGTTCCTTGATCACTTGGATCAATGTTAATGTCAGCTAAATTTCTAGCTTCTGCAATACAGTTTTGATTTAGGTAGTAATTATTGTTTGTAGCAATTTTTGAACCTCCTGTGGCAAATAAACAACGATTTGATTTCCCATAAGTAGTTTCAGCAAAACGACAATTCCAGACAGCTAAATAACTAGACTGTTCAGAATAAATTGCACACTTTAATTGTCCTGAAATATTCGCCTGATCTACAAACTCGATTCCATTAACTTGTTGGTAACCTAAAGAGCTAATAAATGAAATGGAGCGAACTTTAACACTTAAGTCAGACGTTACATCTGTTACACTTTGGCGACTGAGCAAAGTAATGCTAACTGCTTTGAGATTGCGAATCACGACATCTTCAAGGTATACTCCATCGCCAATCCAAATAGTTACTCGTGAACTAGTTAATAACGGTATTTGATTTACAGCAGCTTGAATTGTAAGAAATGGATTTTTTTCTGTACCATCCCCACTTTGATCACTTCCTGTTTTAGCAACATATAAATCGAGCGTTTCGCCGTATGCTCCCATAAGAGTTCCAACAGAAACATTTAGTTGATTTAGCTGACCTTGTTGATTATCTTGTCTTGTCTTTAATTCTGTATAATTCAAATTGAAAAGTTTATCCAATGCTAATAATCTCGAATAAAGCGTTGGATAGACCGTACCTTCAGCATTTATTCGAGCATCCACTACTTCGTTAGGAGAATCACCGCCTGAATGAAGCACAAGATTATCTATACGACTGTTTGTTGATTTGTGCTGCTCGTCTAAATTTTTTTCCAAATTTTCTAAGTAGTCCACATTGTCATTGAATGTTTCTTTCCACTCGTTGGAAATTCGGTTATTCTTCAATTTTTCTAATTCCAACTAAATCACTCCTTTTTTCGTTAGATTAGCGAGAATTGCAGTCATTGTTTTCTTTGTGTTGCTCAATGTGATTTCTGGTGGCTTATTTGGTATCGCTGGATACGTCTTGATTCCTACTACTTGAATGTAGGTACTTATATTCAAAGGTTCATAAACAAAAAGAACCTTATCCCCTTTATTAAGAGATACAGCCCATTTTAGTGTTACGGATCCTGAAACATCTGGATAGTCGTGTAACTGCTGTTTTAGATATTCAATCATATTATTTTGAATAGTGTAACGTTCGTCTTCTATTGGGTCTTGTATCCTGATTCCCCATTTCTTTGATTCGGGACTAGTATAAGTAACTGGATTAAAATAATATGAGTCATCTTCTTTTTTCTTACCAAACCCTTTAATTTGTGTTTTCAAAGCATAAGTATCAATATCAAACGACACTTCATCTGTATTATATTTATATCGGATTTGTTGCTCAGTTATATTTCCATATTCTGAAATGGGATAAAATACTAAGTGCTTATTGTTTGGTATCACAACGGCACCGTAATCTTCCAAAATTTCATTAATAAGATTTAAATAATTATCATTTCCAAAGTTCTCCTGTTCCTTTTTTAAAAATACATTGTTGGGATCTACAAC